CTGTGTGTTAATGCAATACCTCCAGATGGAGTAAAACCTTCAATTTTTCCAGTTCCTGTTTTGTATCCAGTCAAATAACTATCGTATGTAATTCCAGGTTTTCCTCCCTGAATATTTGGAGCTTCCGAGTGCAGAAGTAAATGGGTATGTTGTGGAGCTCCAGAAAGTCTTTTCTCTTGTAATGTAAATATGATCGTTTCAGATCCAATTATATTTCCACCTAATGTGTCGGTAACACTCGTATATCCAGTGGTTGTTACGGCGCCTAGATTAAATTGACCCTTTTGTGAATCTTCGTCTAGATACCATTTTCCCCCAATACTTGATAAACCGATTGTAATATCAATATTTCCAATTACAGGAGATCCACTACCATAAACTGGACCATATCCAACAATTTTTTTGGCAAGTAAATCAGGAACTTTAAACGTTCCCATATTTGTATCTGGCCAATGCTCTAAAACATTATCTTGCGTGATTGGAGAAATAGAACCTTGAGTATTAAGTCTAATCTTAAAAGTTGCTCCATTGCCTCCACCAGTAAAAGTTATTGTTGGGGGAGTTGTATATCCAATACCAGCTTTTGTTACAGTAATTCCTTGTACTGCTCCACCTTGAATTATTGGTGATCCTTCAGCAGTAACTCCCCCAGGAGGTGCAGCAGAAAATGTTATCGTAGCAGAAGAAGAATACCCACTTCCACTAGTTAAAACGGTTATTCCGTTACTTGGAGTTCCACCATATTCATTTCCAATAGCAGCATACAATAAAGGATAATCTTTGATATTATATTCTGAACCGTCGCAGTATAGATATCCTCTATATTGATAATCTGGATTAATTTCTGGTTGACCATTACCAGATACATTTACATATGAACTGGTGCCGTTTATAGCATTCTGAGTTGGTACAAATTCAGAATCGTATGATTTTTTGTTTGGTTTTGTTTTAAAGACATTAATAATCGTACCAACAGAAACAGAGTCTGGACCCTTTTCCGAGTAAAAATTTGGTCTATTATTACGATAAACAGGATTAGATGCTACCATATTATGTCTTTATTAAATATTCTAATACAATAAAAGGAGCAGTTACAGAATCTAAAGATGCTTCAGTTTCTGGGAACAAACTTATAGTAGTATTTAATGCATCTGGTTCCAATAAAAACGTATCCGTGACTATTTTATAGTCATGACCAGATCTTGTAAGCAAAATTTTATGATTGTGAATGGTAGGATCATCTACACCAGAAGTGTAATCTAATTCCTGAACCTCAGTTACAATATTATTTGCTTGAGGATATGAAGTTTGCTCAGTAAGATTTGAGTTTAATGGTAATACATCTGCCAGAGAAGTTCCCTTCCAATCATTCGGGACCTGGGCGGCACCAGAAATATAAGTTGCTGGTGCAGTTCCAGATGTATTCCAACCAAAACCGTCAGCTCCTCCATTAAACAAGTCAGGAACACACCCAATCAAAGAATCAACGTACTGCTTAATTCTTGTTCCAGGAAATCCAAACCAGTCATTTGCAAGATCGTAAGTAACACCACTGGACAACAGACAATAGCATCTAAGATTAGATAATTCGCATCCACTTCTACAAAAATTATTATAGGTAACAACTTGAGAACCCAGAAGCAATGGTGGTGGAAGAGGAACAATCGTTACTGTATCTTGAGTGCTAGCTTTTGTTCCAGATGCAATTGCCCAACATGCTGGTTGGTTACTTCCTGCCGCACTGTTTGACAATCCACCTTCATTATATTTTGTGGCATTTAGCCAGTCGGATATATTAATTGTACTGGCATTTGCAAAAGTGTTGTTACCAAAGGCAAGATCTTGTCCGCTAGCTGGAGCATTTTTTGGTTTAATACGAACTCTATTTGTTGTAGAGAAGTGCATGTGGGGATGAATTGCCAATGAATCAACCGATTCAGAATCAGTGTATCCATTATTTCCCCATGTATATGCTGGTTTCCCTTTCAAAGAAATTGTTTGGGGTGGAATAATAAATTTTCCAGTGTAAGTAACCTGAGCAACTTGTCCAACATTGCTTGTTGCTTCTACCCCAATTCCAGATCTTCTAATATAAGTTCCAGATTGAGTTTCTGTGAGAATATTATTGTATGTTCCAGCATCCGCACCTGGCACTGGTCGAGGATACTTTGAACCAAGATCAGGAACAACAAATTCTTCAGTGGTTAATTGAGTGAGAGGATCTCCATTCTGATCTTTTCTTACAAATTTACAATTCGTTCCTGTTCCTATAATAGCAGCAAGATCTGGATATTGCGATGCATTATACTTCGATCCATCACATCTTAAATAACCTGCGGGTAAAACTTTTTTAACGTCTATACTTTGAGGATTATTTGGAACTGGTATTTCAACTGGCCAAATAATTATACTTCCAGTTAGAGTTCCGTATTTGCTTCTTTCTTTTGTGTAATGTGTTGCCATCAGTACGCCCTGATAAGATATACAACGTTTAGTGATGGATTAGCAATGTTTGCTAATATATTTAGAGCGCCAGTGATAGTCTCTGGTGTAACATCACCTCTCTGAACATTTGTAACTGGGTGTGTTGTTGGTCCGTTTAAATTGCCAACAGTCATTGTCACATCAAAACTAGCATGATTGTGAGCTTGGAAAGTACTGGAAGCTGGATCCTGTGCTGCAGCAGTTGAGTTAAGTGCTGTTGGGAAAGTACAATGTCTAAAAGTCAAAGTGGTTTGAATAGATCCAGCACCAGAAACTGGTTTACTTAAATCTAGTAAATAATTTCCATTATCATCCAGAGCAATACCCAAAACTTGAGTTCCCAAATCAATATATGTTCCAGTAGTTGAAGCAGAAGTTATATACATGAATGGAACTATTTTATCTTTCTTCGTTCCTAGATTAGTAGTAGATGGAAGTGTAATTTGAGCATTTGCAGCGGTAATTGTTATTCCACTAACAGTAGTTGCTACAACAGCTTCTGGATCATCCGATAGTCCAGTTCCACCTGTTACACCAGTATTAATTCCAAAATAATTTCTTCTATTTGAAGTTTCTGTTGGTCTTGGAAACATACCAGTCCAAGCATCTTCTGCGTGAGTTGATACTGGAATACTAGTAAAAGCATCTGTATAAATTTGTGATTCTAAAACTCTCGCTCCTGCACTTGCGGAGGGAATTTTACTATAATCATAACTACCAGATCCAGGGAAAGTATTGAATTGACTTGTTTGTATTAAAGTATTTTCATCATAGAAAGTGATTACACTACTACCACTACACCATGTCTCAGCATTAGCTGCATCGTTGAAAGTTGCTTCATTCCAAGAACCAGTACCGCAACCATTTGGAAGACTTCTAGTACCACCAACACTCATCGAAGATGGTGAAAATGTATCTGGTGGTGCTTGGAATGCTTGAGCACTTTCATATGTTCCTGGGTGTTTGTGGTATGGCATGTGATTGATGCCCAACTTCCTAGGAACAGTATAAACAGTTGTCGAAAAAGATGGGGGACTAATACTGATATTATTTGCGCCTACGCCACCCGTCATTTTTCCAATGAATTGAATGTCAGATGCAACATTAAATGCCAAATCTGTATCGGCAGAAATCAATGTTGGGATAGAAACTGTCAATCCATCGTCAACAACTAAACTTGCCAGTTTTGCATATGCGTCTGCTTGTCCATATTGATATGTAGAATTTGCCAACATTTCTGGTTCAAGATCCATCATGCATCTTCCAGTAATATCAGGAACTTTCAACGTTCCTGCATAGTGTGGAAAATCACCAGTAATTGCTGTTCCCCCATAACTATTTCCAAGAACAGAACTTAAAAGTGGATATCTACTGGCTGGATAAACCTTCCCATCACAAAGTATCCAACCAGTTGGAATGTTAGAAAGTAGGTCTCCCTCGTTTCCATCTCCTGCCCACAGCATTATAGTGCCGATTTTGGCAGTCTTCATAGACTTGACTGAACCGTAATTTTGTGCCATAGGATTATAGTTCTACTAACCACCAACCGCGTAGGTTTGAAGGAATTTCTGATGCAAGAGGATCATTTGGAGCATCTGTAAGTCCGACATAAAGCAATCCAAATCCAGCATTTCTAGTTTGAACGATGAGTTCTCCACTATCCCATGCTTGGGCGAGAAGATTAGATCCAGTACCAGATGTTAGTTTGGATCCAGTAAAGTCTCCCTGAATTGCAGTTGCAGCATTATTAATCTTCAGTGCTCTAATTACCAAATTGGTATTGTAACTCAGATTTCCAGTCAATTCTACAAATCTAATTATATCACCAGTAACTGCGTTAGTTGGTAGATAAAGAACCATATTACCACCAGTTGTTAGATTCAATAGGTAGTTATTATTTGGTTGCAGTGGATTTCCTTGTGTTTGTCCAATTCCAGTTGCAGATTGTGAAACGTATGTCCATCTTCTACCTCCAAGATTATCAATATGAAGGATTGGTGTAGATGGCGATTCTTGCTCAAATACTTGACCCTGAACGTACAGGGATTCACCCATATTAACAGAACCAGTTAATCTATCAACCTTAAAGACGAGTTTGTTATCACAAACACCATTTTCTTGACACTGCTGATTATAAACTTGAAGGTTACCAAAGATATTTGCAAATCCATTTAAGTATAAACCATTTCTTCCAGTAGTTTCATCAAGGATCGCACCATCTCCTGGGTGTCCATCGTCATTTGCAACGTTGAAGATTAAAGTTGTTCCATCGGTTCCATACATTCTCAAGTTTCCACTTGTGATTGTAAAGTCTCCATGAGTTGTTAAATTACCACCGCCAAAGAATTTGGTAACTTCTCCACTTACAGGATCACGATAAGACTTAGGAAGTCTTACACCAAAGATTGGATCATTTGCTCCACTCTTACTATCTGGATAGAACCACTCAGTTCCGATTCTGATGACATATTGATAATCTAATTTTTCTGCGACAAGATCACCATTTACCAGTTTCATTCTAATTTTATTAGGATTGGTATTTGGAGATTCAACAACAGTTCTACCAGTTGCTGGGATTGCTTCAGCAAGAGTTGTTGTTCTTGGATCTTTTAGAATCTTGACAACAGTAGCTCCACTATTCCAAGCTTGAGCAGTTGTTCCTTCTCTTCCTCTTCCTCCAGATGGATATGTAGAATTGGTCGAAGTTGGAAGTAATCTGTTACCATTACCATCGGTATATGGAGTGTCAGTGATTTGGATAATTTCAACCTTAGAAACTCCATCAGCAATAGCAACAAGATCACCAACACTAAATGCTGCTAGGTTGTTAGCAATTGGAATATTCGAAGTTGCTGCTGTTACAGATCCAGTTTGCTGGTTAGCAAGAATTGTTGTAATTGGACCAGCTGCTTGTACAGTGAAAGGATCTCTCTTGTAAACATATACAGGATCAGTTGTGCTGTGAGCAGCAGCAGTGGAATTATAGAAGGCACCTATTGCAAATACTGTTGCATATGTGCTTCCAAAGAATGCATCGCCAGTACAAATATTAATTTGTGCTGTTTCGTATAGATCATTTTTGAAGGACAACTTAGTATCGTCAGAAGTTCCACTACCACCACATTGACCGTTTACATTTAGATTACCGTAAATGTATGTGGTTGTATTTGTATTTCCTGGATCACCAAGAGATACACTACCAGTTGTTGAATCTACTTCAAATACAGTTTCTTCTGCTTCAGTATCACATCCATTAACAATTTTAAATTTCTTAGCAACTTGCTCTAATAGGGAAGCAACTTTAAAGATTTCTCCTTGATCATCAATTCCATCATCATTTGTATCTTCCCTGTCAATGATAACATAATCATTTTGGGTTAAAGTTCCACCAAATTCTGAAAGATAAACATTATCCTGTGTTCCAGTAGAATCGATTGCTTCGGTTATCCAAGTTGCATCAAAAGCAACGTTACACTTCCAAATATTTGTTGCATCTGGATGATTTGTTTTGATTGCAGTAAATGAACCAAGAGGTTGACGACGAACCTTTAGGTAATATGGTGCGGTTTCAGCACCAATCAATCCATCTTCAGTAACTCTTACGATTTCTGGATGAGTAGAACCAGTGATACCAGTATCAACAAGGATATAATCACCCGCTTGGAAATATGGAGTTGGTTTGTATTTTACAGGTAGGTAGTATTCCAATCCAGTAAGAGCTGGTAATGTTGCTCCTCCTGGACCACCACCAGGGACTGCTGCTTGGAAGTTAGAAACGCCAGAGTTTCCACCCCATACACCAGCACCAGCAGTGTCAATTCTGTTGAAACCAGCAGTTAGTTCTGGTACTGTTGGAACATTTTGATCTACAACAGTAATTACATAAACATTGATAATATCAATGTTTTGATTGTATGTGTTGCTACCTAATATTCCAGAAGAGTGAGCAAATTTTGTTGTGCCTAGTTGACCTCTATTTCCAACAAAGGAGAATGAGGCATAACCACCACATAATGTAATATTGGAGTTAAAT